TCCAGATGCAGCAATCAAAGCGTCAGCAAAACGCAATACATCCTTGTCTGTCTGTACGCCTTTTTATGCACTAACTTTTAAGTTAACTGCATTTTTAACTGATGATTGCAAATCTGCATAAGCACGACTTGCCTCAGTTGAGTCACCAGTTAAGTTAGCTGCTTGATAGCGCAAGTTCTGAACAGGGCCAAGTTCTAACATTGGTTTCTTAGTAACAGGGTCTGGAGTCAATGCTTTAATTGGGGAGAACAACTCTTTCTGTGTTGATTTATAGCTATTGATAGCTTGCAAATCTTCATCTTCAGACTTCTGTAAAGTTGCTGGCAAGGGTTTATTCTTGGCTGCATCAATTTTTTGCTCTGCAAGCATACGATTGATTTGTTGATTACCAAGTGCAATGCTTGCTGTCAATGCTTTAGCTTCAGCACTTTGTGCTAGACCTTGCTCTTTATAAGCATTAAGTTGTTTATCTTGTGCTTCAATTCGTGCTTGAACTTGTTTAAAATCAGAATCTTTTTGCAACATTTGACCAATTTGCGCTACACGAGTATCAACAACAGCAGGGTCTAAATTCTGCCAAGTCTTTGAATATTGTTGAACAATTGGTTTAAGATTTTTAGGCAAATTAGGGTCTGCCAAATAAATAGCAAATGGGTTGTCTTCTTGTTGACTAGCACCAATAAACCCTGCTTTACGCAAGTCAGGAACAAGTTTAGCCATACTAGCTAAAGATGTTAGTGGGTCAGGAGACAACATTGCCAAGGCTTGTAGCTTATTGGTATCAACAGAACGTGTAGTCTGAGCAGGTCTTACAGCCATATTTGGCATTAAGTTACCTTCATCATCACGAGCAGGGAATTGACTTGGTTGACCTTGGAATGTTACTTGTTCTGGCGTAGTGCTAGTGGTAAAAATTTGTGGTGCAAGTAAACGCACTTGTTTTTCTTGCTCACGTCTTGCTTCATCTTCTTTACGCTTACGCAACATTTCTTGCAATTGAAAGTTTTGCAATTGCGTCTGCATAGCCTCAGACATACCGCCTTTGTAGGCTTTCTGACCTAGTTGCAAGCCTTCAGCAATAGACTGACCAGTATTCCCACCTTGGAATAATCTGCCAGCCAATGCGTATAGGGCTTGTGCTTGTGCATCGTCACGATTACGAGCAATGTCAGCCTGTGACATACCGAGCAGACCCATTGTGTCTGCACCGCCTGTACCAAAAATGTCTAATAGTCCAGCCATAATTAGATTCCTAATTGTGCCAAAGTAGCATTAGATGCAGCACCTAATCCACCAACGTCAGTAAAGTTGCTAGGAGTAGAACCCCAATTAGATAACCAATTTCCAATGTTAGGAGAGCCTAGATTCTTATACAAACCGCCACCAACAGCAGCAATACCTAATAGGTTTTGCAATGATGATGTGTCTGCTGCGCCACTAGCTGTAGACTGACCAACTCGTCCTAGTGGGTTTCCATAAACCAACGATAGGTAGTTTTGTAAGTTCTGTTGTGGTTGGTTTTGCAAGAAGTTAAACTTAGCAATGTCGGATTGCAATTGCTGACCTTGGTAGCCCTCACGCAACTGACCTGCTTGCAACATTTGCTGAATGTCTTGGTAGTCAGCACCAGCCATTGCAGGGGCAGCCATCGTAGCAGCTTGCTGTCTTGCTCTCTCATCAGCGTAGTTCTGATAAGCCAGTTGACCAGCAGTATTAGCCAATTGTTGACCAAACTGACCAGTTGCCCTGTCTTGCAAAGAACCCATAGCACCAGAGCCATAACGCCCTGCTAGGCTAGACTTAGATGCAATGTCACCTAAAGTTGTTTGAAACTGAGTCTCAGCAGCCTTGGCAGCAGGTTGAAATGCACCTTGAAAGAAAGGGTTTCCACCTAGAAAACCACCAGAAACTGTGTTTTGTAGCTGATTCTGAGCAGATTGAAGTAAGGGATTACCCAAAGAAGCACGAGCCTCTAAAGCCTGTAGACCAGTTTGAGTGGTAGTGCTAGGGCTTACATAAGTCTGACCACCATAGTACTGAGGCCCACCGCCCTGATAGGCTTGCTGTGCTTGCTGTAAGCCATACGAAAGGTAGGGCTGAATTGTTGGGTCAATTGACGATGTGGTAGTGGTAGCCATCTTTTACTCCTAGAGTTTCGGATTCCAAGATGGGTCATCCACGGAATCCATTATACATAAATTATTAAAATTAACCAATAATTGCATACCGATATGTCTTATTGGCAGTCGAATTTGCAAAGTGGGTTATCGTAGCCGTACCCTGTCCTTGGGAACTAGCGTAAATGTTTGTCAATGCTGATGGAGAGATGTAGTTCATTGTAGTAATCAAAGACGCTGTAGATGGGTAATTTGTACCAGCAACATAGGCTTGAAGACTTACTAATGCACTATCTGCTTCCCACCAAAGTTCAATGTAATCATTGGCATTTAGGCTTAAATAATAGTTCCAACCAACCAAACCACGACCATCAACCGAACCATGTTTACTAGGTACAGCAAAGAATCCTGTTGAGCCAGTAAGGTTCGTTCCGTTGATTTTTATCCAAACCCTTACATCATGGTCTTGCGAGTCGGTATTCTCAAACTGACCAGACCATTGAAAATTATAAATGCCTGTGTTTTTGACATTCATCCTAGAACTATTGGATAAAGTTATGCCATTGGAAAAGTCCGTAGTGTCCATCGTCATTGCATAGGCAGTATTTGCTGCAGCAAGAGTTTGGTCAACAAGGCTCTGAAAAGCCCCATAAGGCATATAGTCCGCATTGGCGGCAGCAGACGCTGGCGCAAACAAGATAACGCTGTCTGGGCCTATCCTCCTGTCTGTCAAAGTGGTAGTGGTAGCACCACCAGTTGCCAGAGTCAAAGTCCCTGTGTTATTGGTCTTTCCGTCCATGATTCCACGGACAACTTCAGCCACAGCCCTCTGGTCACCACCAAACGCAGGTAGGCTTCTAAACATCAGCGCACTCCCTGACCTGTCACATCCACATCTACAGCAACAGCGTTCTTCCAATCTGCGCCAGTAGGAACAACTTGAATACGATGGTAACGCCCTGCGCTACGCAAAGAAACCCTGTTCTCTGAGTCAGCAGCTACTGGAGTCCCAAAGGTAACGTCTTGGCTTAACAATGTACGAGAAGCTACTGCAATCGTTGCAGAGCCATTGTCTACCTGTGGTCTAGCCAAAGTAACTACAGACTGTCCACCAAGGTCAATGTCGCCAGTAGCAATGTTTCCTGTAAGACTTGCACCTGTGTAGGTATAAACCTTTGCACCTAGCGTACCACCAAGGAAATACTTACCACCCACATACAAACGTGAGTCTAAACTTGTCGTCAATGCGTCAATAGATGCGTTAATGCTATCTAACTGCTCAAGAGTTACAGCAGTCGTAGATGCCTCAGACAAGTAATCAGTACCTGCATCTGCATAAGTCCATCTCTTTGTAGCAAAGTTGTAAATGATTAGTTTACGATTTCCGTCTGTAGCTACATAGTTCCAAATAACCAGTTTGCGAATAGGGTCAACAGCAGCAGACATAGAACCATAGTCAGATTCTGATGCGTCATCAATAAAGAATCGGTCAACCTTCTCACTACCAATTGGCTGAACAGTCTGACCATCACACAGATAGAATCCATCATCCGATAGGAAGAATGTAATCCCTTGGTACTGTGCAATAGACCCTGCAACCATACATCCCTTGTTACGAGAGATGTTGTCAAACTGGAATATGAACGGAGTACCTACATAGGTCATTCGGCTAATGGCTCTTTCTAAGAACACCAAGCCAAACTCACCACCACGGATTCCTACAATCTGTCCACCATCAGGAATATCTTGATAGTCAGACTGAGTGTTTACATTCTCTACCCAATCAGTCTCATTATTGATAGCTGACCAACGAACACGATATTGTTGTTGTGCAGAAGATTCATAGGTATTAGCGCAAACCACAAAGTCACGCACAACAGTAATGAACTTAGCAATAGGCGCAGAAGCACTTAAATTAGCAAATGCTGTAGAAGTTCCTAGAGTCCATGCTTGCAATACATCAGCATTGTTAGTTGTGATAACAGTCTTACCAAACTGAGTAAAACGAACCTTGTCGTTAATACCAGTAGTCATCCCTGTCTTAACTTGAGTCAATGCGCCTACGCCATCTACTGTATAAATCTTAGATGCACCAGAAGTAAACAACTGAGTCGTAGAGTCTGGATTCTTGGCAGCGTACAAAGAAACTAAGTCCTCGGCAGCAGTACCAGAGAACGCTACAGCACTAGGGAAAGGCCCATATCCCACAGCTTGAGAAACCACGTTCTTAGCGTTAGTCAATGCACCAGTAATACCTGACTGGTCAGGCATCCACTCACCTAGTTGAATTCTTTGTGTAGCCATATTAGATGTATGTAGTTTGCATTGCCAAAGGAACGCCAGAGAATTGACCCTTCTCATCAGAACGAGTCAACGAACCCATAGCCCTGTCAAACATAGTTCCCCATGTATTGATTCGAGCATCGTTCATCAAGTAAGGCTCGGCTTCAATCAAAGCACCATACAAGAGCAAGTCAGGACAAACAGTCAAGAATGTATTACTTGTGTTTGATGTACTCAAGAAAGGAGGCGCAGCAGAGTAAACCAAACTCAATGTGTAAGCAAAATCAGGAATAGGTGCTAACTTGAATGTGCTTGCCAAGACTGTGTAATCCAATGGCTTACCAGCGTCCATGCTTCGTGAGTTACGAGAGAACAAAGACGGAGATTCATAGTTCAATGGAAATACAGGATTACCTGCAACCACAAAATCTTTTACTTCCAAGAAGTCAGATGGGATGTTAACTGTAGCAGTCCCAGATGTGCAGGTTAGAGATGTAGAAGTCAACATCTGACGAATACGCAAGTCTCTGCGTAAGCGTACTTCTGCCAAACGGATAAAGTCTGGAATCTGAGTCGTTAGGTCTGAACGAGCCAAATATTCTGCAATAGTTGTCTGTAGTTCAGCATAGGTAGTAAAACTCATACAACTCCTGTTCGAGTTCTAAAAACTCTGTTATCTCGTTCATTTAACCACGTCTTCATACGCTTTTGGTCAACGATAGAAAAACCACGCATGATACCTTGTTTATTGAGTTCATCAATAACTGTAAAAGGTATAGATGCTATTTTGTTACCAAGTAAATCATCAGACCATTTTGCTTTTTCATCAAAAGAGTTGTACTCTTTTTTATTTTGCTCAAGAATAGCTGAAATGTCTTCACGAGTTTCAATGATGATTCCACCATCACCATCAGCATGAACAACAGTTTTGCGAGGAATAATAGGATTTGTCATAGCGCAATTCTATCAGTTTGGCTAGAAAAGAAAATGCCCCAGAGGGTTAGTCTGAGGCATTTTTTAGGTCACCTTAGATTAAGGTGTCAAGTCAGCAATGATGCCGTGAGCAGCTTGGTTTTTAACTTCCAAGGTGTACTCAGCCAACAACTGTGTAGACTCGTTGTCACCAGTCACAGCCAACTCGTTGGTCTGGAAGGGACGCAGGTAAGCTACAGCAGCCATGTCAGGGTCAACGATAAACGCTGTCTCATCGCATGAGTTGGTAGAAGTCATAAATCTATTCGGTACTATAGAAATCGTTCCGAAGTCGCTCATATAGAGGTCAGCCGATGAAATGATAGTGCTGGGGGTATTGGCAGGGGCCATGAAACGCTGTGCAGCGATACCAGCAAATGTAGATGCAACTTGCTTGTGAGCAGGGTTGACCATCAACACTTTAGGATTGCCACCAGAAGCGTACACTTCTTTAACAACAACTTTCAAGATGTCTTCTGTGAAGGTGCGGTTTGTGCCGAGTTTTCTGTGCAATCTGAGTGCGGTTACCAACACGAGTTGTTGGAGACATAGTAGCGTCAGATGCTGTTGCACCCTCAACTGCGTAGTTTGACAAAGAAGCAGCAGCCAAGCTGTCAGTCTGCCACTCGTGATACACAGCAGTAGCCTTTGTCTTGCCAATGGAAGACATAAAAGGTGTGTCTGTAGGGCTGATGTTATAGATAACATCAGAGAGGTCTTCACGCATACCGATTGCGGTATATGTTTGATAGGTAGCCATAATTTAATACTCCAAAATTTAAAAGAATCGTTCAAATGCTTTAGCTGCGTCTGCGACTTTTCCTGTCTCACGCAACCTTTGCATAACCTGTTTATCCTGTGAATTCCTTGTAACTGGCGCAGAAGAACCAGAGCGCATCATCTTAGGGGCAGACTGGAGTTTTTTATTCAACTCTGGTTTGCTCTTTTGAAGTTGCTCATACTTCATTGCTTTATACAACGTATGCACAGCACGACTGTCATATACGGAACTGAGTTCTTGGTCAGACCACCCTACAGACTTCGCATAGTCACGGATTTGTTTCCGAACCGCATCACCCTGTGGCGTAGCTAACTCAGGAATAAGACTAACTAGCTTCTCAGATTCTTGACGGAGATGGTTTTGCAGTTGGGTTTGTTGCTCGGCTTGTTGCTGTTGGGCAATGCGTTGCTGTTCATTCCTGACTACTGCTAACTGTTTCTCACGCTGACTCTGTTCAGCTACCGCTACCGCATAACCGATAGGGTCTGTTTCCTTTAGAACATCTAAGTCCACACCCCGATTTTGCTGCGTAAGGAAGCTATCCAACGCTTGCAACTTCTGGGCATATGCCTGTCGCTCTTGTTTAACCTGCTCTAAATGACCACGTTCAGCTTCAATCGCCTTACGTTGTTCAGCTAGAGCCTGAGACTTTTTAGTGTAGTCCGTACCTTGTTGATAACCCTTGATAAGTTCGTCTAGTTCTACTTCGACCTCCTCACCAGATGCTTTGACTTTATATCTCTGCTTTGGCTGTTCCTCGGATTCCTCCTCAGAATACTCAACTTCATCAGTCTCTTGTTGGTACTCTGGTTGAACTTCGGTTTGGCCTTGTTCGGCTTCCTCAGAATCACCCATCATGCCTTCAAACGCTGAAGCGGCTTGGTTTACATCTAGGCTTTCACTCCCATTAGGGTTGGTGTTTTCCATTTGTCATCTCAATAATCGCCAGAAACCTTCTGGACGGAGGTGTAGCCTAAAGGCTACAGAATCTTCCACTTCTTCTCTCTAATCACAGTTTCCGAGGCCAAGCCTTCTAGGTGTCCTGTAAGTAGTTCAATAGTTTTAATGTGCCTGTAAGCGTCTTCACGCTTATCACATTCTTCTCCACTTGTGTTAATTATTACACTAATCTGCTCTTTTTTCAAATTATCTATGACTTCTTTGAAAAAGTCATCATTTAATAGGTTTTTAGCCCATTGCGCTACTAGGTGCTTGTCCATACTGATTTTGTATTCCAGAAATAATGTCGTTAATACTCAAGCTAGATTTAGCAGGGTAACCTTGTTTGCTACCCAAGATGCCCATCAAATCATTGTAACTCAAGCTAGATGGCTGTGAATACTGAATAGGCTCTGGTACTTGACCATAGTTGGGGTCTAGGAACTTTTCCCATTGAGTGCCAATTAGTAGGTTTCTATCGCCAAAGTTAATTGGAGGCAATACAGTAGCAGGTGCAACGCTTGTCTTAGGAGGAGTAGCCCAATTAGCAGGAACATCAACAATTGGATATTGAACCCCACCAGAAGTACCACCACCGCCAGTAGCAGCGTTAATTCCTGCAATAGTAGTTCCAATTCCAAGAATCTTAATAACATCAGATGGAGTTAATGATGTATCTTTAGTGGTTGGGACTGTGCCTGTAGGTGTTGTTATTGTTGGAGGAGAAGTTGTAGTTGGAGATGTAATAACAGGGATAGTTGCTGAATTATCAGTTTGCGTAGGTCTTGTATCTTTAATTTCAACAGTTTGAGGCGCAACATTGCCACCAGATATTAAAGAATTAACAGCATTGATTACATCTGGAGATACTTGTTCTGGTGGTCTAGTTGCAGTTGTAACAACAGTTGGAACTTGCGACAGAGTGTTAATTAAAGCATCAGCAGTAATTGGTGCTTTTGCTGCTTCAACAAGTAAAGTATCAGATGCACCCGTTACTGGTAATGCGCTAGTAATAGAGGCAATGTCTGCTGGACTTGCATTTTCTAAAAACTGAGTAATCTGTGCATTAGTTAATCCAGAGCGTTGCATCTCTGTTATAAGTTGAGTTTCAAGCGCATCACTAAATTGCGCTGGATTCATGTTAGATGCATCAATTGGCGCATTAGCACCAAAATACTGACCTGCTTGCTGACCAAGATATGATAAAAGTGTAGCTTTTGCAACATCATTAAAATCTTTACCTTGTGCAGCTTGTAACGCACCAACAGCCAATGGCCCACCAAAAACTCCAGCAACAACATTTGCACCAAGATTTAAAACTGGATTTTCAGCAAGTAAATTAAATAAATCGTTAGATGAGCCACCATATTGGGTATAAAAAATAGGTTTACCAGCATCATCAAACTGAACACCATAAGAAGTAGAGCCTTTTCCAGCAAAAGTTCCTCCCCAAACATCACCACCTGCTCTGTCATAGTATGAATTTATAGGCTCACCAGTTGCTTTATTAACAAACTGAGTTACTGTTTGCGTCCCTGTTTCAATCTGATTTCCATAGTCATCAGTTCCATATGTAGGAACTTCTATTGTAGCTTTACCAAATTGGTTAATGTCAGTAATGCCCTGACCAGCCAACATTACAGCCATGTCATAAGCGTTCTTTTCAGCAGAACCAAACCCTTGACCACTCCATTTATCTGTAGTCCCTTGAGCCAAAATCTGTTTAGCTATGTTAGCTACTGCACCTGTTGTAGGCTTGGTATCAACAGCTTCATTTCGTGCAGCACCAAGAAAACTATTAAGTTCCCCTGCATCAATAGTAGAACCAAAATTCCAACTATCAATTTCTTCTTGAGATGGTGTTCTGCCTAATGTATCTTGATACAGCTTAACTGTAGGATTGATAGGAGCAGTAATTGGAGTACTTGTAGCTACAGTAGTTGGTGTTGTAGCGGTTGTATCTGGTACACCTAAATAATTTTTAACATACTGACTGTACTCGTCATTTGGATTTGTTGTTATGTAATCCGCAACAGCAGTTTGAAAGTTTCTGTTAAACGCTTCTGGAGTTGAAGCCCCTGTCTTTAACGTGTTAATCCAGTAATCCAAACCTGCTTGGTCAATGTTGGATACTCCACTACCAATACCTGTGCGACCAATAGAGCCATAGGCATTACGCACTATTTGCTCGTAGTCAGGTGTGTTTACTGTAACTGCCATGCTTAACCCCTAATCTCTACGTTAGATGTAATGCCAGCACCAATCTTCATTGCTTTTAATTGTGCTTCTGCTTCAAACTCTTGTTGCTTCATGGCAAAGTAAGCCTGTTGTTTTTCACGCTCTAATTGCAACTTAGCAACTTCCTTCTCACGCATTAACTGCATTTCAAGGGCAGCCTTCTGTTGCGCCATCTCTGTATCAATCTGCATCTGTTGTTGTTTTAACTGAATGTCAGCTTGTGCTTTAGCTTGGTTAGACTGTATCTCAGCCTGTGTCCTAGCCATAATTGCTTGAACTTCTGGAGGCATTTGTTGTTGTTGTGGAGGAGGATTGCTCAATGCTTGGTCTTGCTCTGGCGTAATCGCTTTGTAGAACTCAGCAGAATCCTTAAACCCTGCAATCTCAACCATGCGCCCCAATGTGCCACGATATTGAGCAGGGGAAACGTAAGGATTGGCAGGGCCGTACTGAGCAATCAACTGCTCTTGTTTAGCAAGAACCATCGACAACATAGCCATCTGCTCTTGTCGATTTCCTGCACCCAAACCTACATTGATAGACACATCGTATTGGTTAGCCCATGTTCTAGGGTCAAACTCTACAAACTCACCACGCATGCGAACCATTCGTGCTTTGTCTTGGTACTTACAGAGTAAATGCAAGATGCCTTGGAACAAAGACTTAACGCCTGTCTCAGCAAAGATTCGAGCCATCAGTTCAATCTTACCTGCGCCAGCTTGTTGCATAGAAGCTACCGCAGCAGCAGTCACATTCTGCAAGATAGCAGGGTCTAGCCCTTGTGAAGCATCGCTAACACCAGTACGCTTAGACTGTACTGTATCCAGATACTGAAGCATTGGGAAAGCAGCTTGCGCTACGTTCTGAACAACCAACTGTTGAACAGCACCCTGTGACTTAGCCCTGATAACACCACCTGCTGTAGATGTAAGCAAATCGTCAAGGTTTACTTGACCCTCAACAGCAACCACTCGTGCATTGTTTGTCAGATATAAGTTATCCAACATCTGACGAGTGATAGTGGTCTTAATCAGTTGTAAGTCTGTTGTCCTATCTGCCAACGAGTTACCAAAGAACTTGTGGGGGATAGGGATAGGACAGATTGAGTGGAAAGGAACATAGTCAACTTCCTCAACCATTTCCTTACCATCTTCATCTTGAAGAATCTCGTTTGAAGCGTAGAAGACTTGGGTTAGAGCAGCAATGCCCTTTCCATTCATATCAGTTTTGACATAACACTCAAAGACTTCAATCTCTTGCATTGAGGGGTCATCAGTCTGCGTTTGGTAAGGTTGCTCACCTGCTGCGTAACGAGCCACACGTTCTGGTGTGTATGCCAAAGCATCACCCATCTGCAAACTTTCTACCTGTTTCTTATTGAAACCCATAGCAACCAAGTCACTACGAGTCAACATTTGACGATGTGCTACGAAAGGTGAATCAGCAATAGTTCTAGCCTTCTTGCTAATCAAGAACTCCTCTGGGGGAACATTCTCAATCGTTACTTTGCCTGACTTTTTCTTTTGTTGGACAACTACGTTATGAGTAGCACTCATCACAGGCATACCCATAGGGTCAACAACTGGCTGTCCCATTGGGTCAATAATAGGAAGTTCTGTCGTATCTTGCTCGACAATCTCCATAGTCTCATCACTCATCAGCATTGCTAACTCGTCATCAGACAAGTCAAAGTAAC